ATAAAAGAGGGTTTATATATGCGGACACAGATTCAATTCATTGTGATTTAAATTCAGAGGAAGTAAAAGGGGTAACAATACATCCAAGTGAGTTTTGTTGTTGGAAAGCGGAATCTAATTGGGATTTTGCTATTTTTGCTAGGCAAAAAACTTATATAGAGCACATCACGCACGAAGATAACGAATTAATCAATAAGCCCTACTATAACATAAAGTGTGCTGGTATGCCAGAGCACAGCAAGGATTTGTTTGAAATGAGTATCACAGGAATTTCAAATTGGTTTATTGATGGTTATGATGCAATGTGCGATGAGTTAGGCATAACTAACTATAGCGAAGCAGAATTAAATTTTCTTTCACAACCTAGAACACTTGAAGATTTTAAACTTGGGCTTGAAGTTCCGGGTAAGCTATTGCCAAAAAGAATACCGGGTGGAGTTTTACTTGTTGATACACCATATAAAATGAGAAAGTGAGAGTATTATGAAAAAAGAAGATATTGTAAAATTGTATGGTTCTAAACCTACTTATCAGCATTTAGTTATTTCTATGGAAGAAGCAAGTGAGTTAATTCAATCAATATCAAAGTTGTATCGTTTTGGTTCATCCAGTGAAAGAATAACTCATTTAATTGAGGAAATGGCTGATGTATTAATTTGTTTTGAATTATTAAAAATTTTATATAATATTCCAGACGAATTAATAAATCTAATGATTACAACTAAAATGAAAAGAAATATAGAAAGGATTGATAAATAATGACAGTACAGGACTTATATAATATTTTAGAAACAGAAATTGATGCAGGAAGAATTACTTTAGAATCTAATGTTTATTTTGAATATGACGACATATGTTATGGCTCGGCAGATGCCTACAAAATAAAAGAAAGTGCTTTATTTTTGCATGAAATAATGGAATATTAACACAATAAAGGGTGGAATTTCTTCCACCCTCTTTTATATCTTTAACATAAGGGAATTACACGCGGTAAGCAACACCGAGGAATTTTCTGGCGGTATCTTTCAACCGTGCTTTTCCAGAATATCACAGGTAATTACACTTATGTAGATACTATTAATAACTTAAAGCCTTTAATATAGCTTCTTTACAACGTAAATCTTTAAATCTAAAACAGCCTTTTTCAAAATAGAATCTTAAATTTGTAAGAAACATATCATTTCTTTTTAACATAACGTAGTTTATCTCATGGTCGCTTGTAGTAACACTAATTTTATATTTGTATGAGGTATCTGGTCTATCGTCCACATAAATAAATCCAGAATCAGCAAATTCCCTTATACCGAAATCCGTTCCATTATATTTGATAGTGCATAAATATCTGCCAATACCGATAGGTTTTTCAATAAATGCTTTATTGTCATTTAAATAAACACATTCACTTGAGTACGCAACATATGAGTTTTTAGCAAATGCTTTATTAAATCCGCTTTCTTTTTGTGCAACGCTTGCGCTATCAATAAAACCCTGTTCTAAAATATATCCGTGACCTCTTAAAAATTTAGTGTCATCTCGTAGTCTGTTAGATATCCCTAATTCCACATAGTAGGGATTTATTAGACTTACAGGATTGCTAAGCATATAAACAGGGACATATCTAACTTGTTCTCCTTGCCCTCTAGCAACAGAAGTGTGAATTGAAATAAATTTCTTAATTTCGTCACTGCAATAATGATTAGATTCTGATTGAAATTCATCAAAAATCATTCTATTAACGTCACTAAAAAGATGAGAATATTTTTTAAGTTGATCGGCACTATTTAAAGATAAAGCATAACCACAGGATTCTCCATCTAAAAATAGTTCATGGAATATCCCAGACGCTTTTCTTTTGCTTTCCATTACACTACCTTGAAAGAAAAGTGTGCTTAAATCTTTAAAAAATTTGTCTGCACAATCATCCAATTCATAGTTATATCTGTATAAAAGTGCAAATTTGCCTTGTCCCTTTTTAAATTTATTTACACACAATCGCCCGAAATAGGTTGTTTTTCCGCCCGTTCGATTAGTTGTTACCATTAATATCTCTGGTTGCTTTCCATCCAAATCAGTAAGGGAAAGTAATTTTGTTCCGTCATAGTAAGCGCACATAAAAGTCACATCCTTAATATTCTTTGTAATACTTTTGTAATATTTATTAAAATAATTGTAACATACTATTGACAAAAAGTCAATAATGTGATACAGTAAATATATAAAAAGTTAATAATTTTTTGAAACACTTTAAATTTTAATTATCAAAGGAGGTGCAGCATTGGATTGGGTAAATGCTGTTAAAGATGTAGGGTTTAATATCGTTTGCCTTATGGCTATGGCTTATTACATTTATATTACAGATGAAAAGAACCGTAAGGAGAGAATCGAAGAGTCACAACGACATCAAGAAGAAACAAAATCTTTACAAGAAGCAATTAATAACAATACAATCGTTATGAATAAATTACTTGACCGAATGGAGAGTGATAGTAAATGAACAATGAAGCATTTGTAATTAAACTTCCAAGTGTAATTTCTGGTGCAATTTTAGTTATTGTAGGGATGTATGGTAACGGAGAAGAAAGAAAAAAAGCACTTGAAAAAGACGGATTTAATGCTAGCGAGGTGCAAAGAGCTGTCAATGATTTATTGCCTATTTTTAATAAGTACAAGGAGTGATAAAAATGACATGGTTCGCTAAAGTTAAAGGTGCTTATGCTGAGACTTCCGAAGAAGCATATCAAAACGCCCTTGAAGCCTATTCTTTGTTAAGTTCTAAGGGTTGGACATTACAAGCATTTTGCGGAATGTGGGGTAACGTAGGTCATGAGGGAGGTTACAATCCTTGGAGGTGGCAAGGAGACAAAGTCCAACCGACAACAAATTCGCCTTGGCATAATATAGGCTATGGTTTCACGCAGTTTACACCGGGTGGAAAATACATTAATGATTCCCGTGCTAAAGCAATAACAGGCTACGCACCTAACTTTTCAAATCAAAGTGGTAAAGCGTCTGATGGATATGCTCAAATGGTTTTTGTAGATGCATACGCAGACTATTATCCGTCTACAAAATTTCCTTTATCATATGGGGAGTATAAAGTTAGTAATCAACCTGTAGCTACTATGGTAGAAATTTGGATGAGAAACTACGAACGACCAGGGAGCTATAGCACTTTACCCGAGCGACAAAAGTCTGGTGAATATTGGTATCAGAAATTGAGCGGTGTTGAACCAGAACCACCCGAACCAGCACCACGCATTACAACAAAAATGCCGTTATTATTTTATTTAAGACATAGAGATTTATAGAAAGTGCGTGATATAATGTTATATAAATTTGATTCTTTAAAAAATGACAGGAGGACAAACAATGAAACCTATTGTAGCTTATTATAAAAAATTAAGTGTACAGGATAAAATTCCGATATATGGTGCAAAAAAAATTAAAATTGGTGTCACTGGTGGCTTTGTATTGTTTAATGATGTAATAAGCATTAGTAGTCCATCCTTTCAAAATACCGGAAGTATAGAATTTCCTATAATTAATGGAAAAAGCCCCGAGTATTTAACGATTACTGCTATAGAATCAGAAAATATATATGTGCGTGTTCTTATAGAAGAATTTGGAGGAACACCAAGCGCAACATATTTTGAAGATGGTGCATAATGTGAATGCATCGAAGAAATGCGAGTGATTTGTTGTGTTCCACCAACACCAGTAAAAACTAAAAAATGCCATTATGGTTTATTTAAGAAAGGAGTGATTAAGAATGCCATTTAAAGACGGCACATATCAGCATGAAACAGGGTTTATTATAATGATTAAAGACGGCATAGTAATGCTATCGCCTAATCATCCATTATCCATGAGACTTTCAGAACTGTTTGATTCAAAGAAATGGAGTGAAATAAATGCATAATGCACCTAGTTATTATAAGGCTCACAAATTTGAATGCCTTGAAGAAATGAGACTGATATTTGGGGTTGAAGCAGTTAAAAATTTTTGTAAGTTGAATATTTGGAAATATAGGTATCGTGATGGAAATAAGCCAAATACAAATGATAGCGAAAAAGCGGATGAATATTTAACTTACTTATTATCGTTAGAGAAAAGAGGTGTGTGAAATGGCTATTGTTAGCAAAGAAGATTTGATTAAGCGTTTATCAGAAAAATTTGGAGATGACAATTCAGATGAAGTAATTCAATTAACAGAAGATTTATCAGATACATTAAATGACTTTGATTCTCGTATCAATGATACAGAGGATTGGAAAACCAAATTTGAAGAAAATGATGCAAGCTGGAGAAAAAAATACAAAGATAGATTTTTAGACTCGTCTGATAATGAAGAAGAAATTCATGAACAAAGCGAGGATGAAAATACAATTGTAACATTTAATGATTTATTTGAGTAGAAAGAGAGGAAATAAAAATGCCTACTAGACCGCAGGTTAAAACGTTATCAGGAAGTAGTGTTGATATTCTTAATGCTATCAGAAATAGCGCAACACAGAATTACAAAGATTATATTCCAGTAGCAACGAAAGACGCAGAATCAATTCGGGAAATCGGTGCTATTATCATGGATTATCCAGCTTTACAGAATGAGTTTTTATCAGCACTTGTGAACCGAATTGGTAGAGTTCTTATTACATCTAAAATGTATAGCAATCCGATTGAAATGTTTAAAAAAGGAATGCTTGAATTTGGTGAAACGGTAGAAGAGATTTTCGTTAATATTGCAAAGCCATTTCAGTTCGACCAGACAGTGGCAGAAAAAGAAGTTTTCAAACGTGAAATTCCAGATGTAAGAAGTGCTTTCCACGTTATGAACTATCAAAAGTTTTATAAAGCAACTATTTCGGATAAAGAACTTAAACAGGCGTTTCTATCATGGGATGGTGTAAGCAATTTAATTGCTAAAATCGTTGATTCCATGTATACTGGTGCAAATTATGATGAGTTCTTGACGATGAAATATTTACTTGCAAGACATATTCTTGACGGGCACATGACTGTACAGGAGATTCCGGCAGTTACAACAGATAACATGAAATCTATTACGGCAGAAATTAAAGGTGTATCTAATAAATTAACCTTTATGAGTTCTGAAAACAACGTTGCCGGAGTTCAGACTTTTTCGTTAAAAGAAAATCAGTATTTAATTATGAACGCCCAGTTTGATGCTACTATGGATGTTGAAGTTCTTGCGAGTGCTTTTAACATGAATAAAGCTGAATTTATGGGACATCGTGTTATGATTGACGGATTTGGAAATCTTGATATCGCAAGACTCAACATTTTGTTCGCTGATGACCCGAACTATACGGAAATTGGCACAGATGACCTCAAAGCATTAAATGCAATTCCGGCTGTTATTATTGATGCTGACTGGTTTATGGTATTTGATAATTTACAGGAGTTTACAGAGCAGTTTAACGGACAGGGTCTTTACTGGAATTACTGGTATCATGTTTGGAAAACATTTTCTGTTAGTCCTTTTGCTAATACCGCTTTATTCGTGGCAGGTGCCCCGACAGTAAAAAGCGTTAAAGTAAATCCAAGCGCCGCTAATGCATCAGTAGGTCAGTCATTGCAGTTGACAGCTACAGTTGAAACAGAAAATTTTGCGCCGCAGTCAGTAACATGGTCTAGTGATTCTGATAAAGCCACAGTTGACGTTAGAGGTAAAGTCACACTATTAGAGGGCGCTACAGGAACTATTAATATCACAGCTACATCTGTTTATGATTCTAGTAAATCGGGAAAATGTGTTATTACTGTAGCATAGTTTTAAGAGGGAGATTTTTTCTCCCTCTATCATTAAAAGGAGTAATGCCTAATGTATATTGCACCAAATACCGTTGCAAGGGTTTTAAAAAATGTTAGACTAGATAATACTTATTCTGACACGATTTATTTTGACTCAAAAGAAAAACAAACGGCATATTTTGCAGGTAAAACAAAATACACGTTTACTGATTTGACTTATCAGCGAAAAGAACGTAGATTAGCAGTAAAACAAGTTGCTGATAACATGTTTGATTGTAACTATCTTATGTTTCAAAATAGTGCTTATGGTAATAAATGGTTTTATGCTTTTATCACAAACGTAGAATGGCTAAACAATGAAACAGCAGCTATCTATTTTGAAATTGACGATGTTCAGACATGGCTTTTTGATTTTTATTTAGACTCTAGTTTTGTTGAAAGAGAGCATAGTGCTACAGACGCGGTAGGTGACAACCTTATTCCAGATAACTTAGAAACTGGTGAGTACGTTTCAGAAGATTTTTTAGACAGTGGCATTATTAAAGGTTATTCGTATGTAGTAGCTGCGACATTTAATGAAAATTATGAAAGTGTTTCTGGTGGTTTGTATTCTGGCATTTATGGTGGTTTGCATTTTAACGTGTTTGATACCGCTAACGATGTGGATGAGTTTTTATTGGGATTACCAGGAGAAAAAACAGATGGAATTGTGTCAATTTTTATGATGCCAACAGCGTTTATTGACTCAAATGCTTCCACAGGGGCTAAAAGCTATGACGTTGATATCAATAAAAAAGTATCTAATATTTGGAAAACATTTACACCGCACAATAATAAAATTTATACATATCCCTATAATTTTTTATATTGTACAAATTTAGCTGGCACAGGAACAGCTTTTCCATATGAATATTTTTCAAGTGAAAAATGTACTTTTTTAATGGCAGGTGATATGAGCTGTAACCCAGAGATTTTATTAGTACCAAAAAATTATAAAGGAGTTGTTGCTAACTATAACGAAAAAATGACGTTAAGTGGATTCCCTCAATGTTCATGGACTACAGATTCTTTTAAAGCGTGGCTTGCTCAAAGTGCTATTCCGACTCTTGCAGGTGCTACTATGAGTGGTGTAATAAATTATACTGGAAAAACCGATGTTATTCAAAGTTCGTTATCATCAAGTGCTACTGGGAATTGGACTGGTAGAGCAGATTCTATGTATTCAGCTGGTGCTAATTTAGAGTATGGAATGTATGGTACTGTAGCTGGGCTGGTTGCACAAGGTTATCAAAAATGGATTTTACCGCCACAAGCACACGGAAATTCTGGAAATAGTGCGGCTGTAGCTATGCGAATTAAAAATTTTGCTTTCATGCATATGCACATTCGTGAAGAATTTGCAAGAATTATAGATTCGTTTTGGGATAAGTTTGGTTATCCTGTGCGAAGAGTTAAAATTCCTAGTACGCACAACAGACCGCATTGGAATTATGTTAAAACAATCGGATGCGATGCTCACGGTAGTATCCCATCAAGCGCAATGAGTAATATCAAAGCAATTCATGATAAAGGTATTACTTATTGGATGAACGGGGATGAAATTGGTAACTATTTGTTAGATAACAGATTGAAAGGAAGTTCATAATGGGGAGACGAAGAAAAACTTCTGATAATTTTGATTCTATGTTTTTTAATAATAGAGCTTATATTTATCAGTATAACAGAATTAAAGAACTTGCCATATCCCGATTTAAGTGGAATAATCTACCAGACACAGTAGACGAACGTTTTTTAGAACTTACATTATTTGAACAAGGAATGGCTGTTTTCTTCAATGATGACGTTATGGGATACTTAGCACTTACCACTATGATTGGTGGAATGCTAGATGTGTATAGGATTCCTACAAAACGCACAGCATATGCGAATAACGGTTTTAATATGCACTTAGATAACACTAATAGCATTATTATTTGGAATAACAAGTTACATGAAAATATGATTTATGGGTGCGAAATGTTTGCACGTAGGTTATATGAGTGTGATAGAACGATTGACGTTAATATCAAAGCTCAGAAAACACCTATTTTAATTACTTGTAGTGAGAATCAAAGATTGACATTAAAAAATACTTATGAACAATATACAGGAAACGCACCAGTTATTTTCGCTGATAAAGATATAGATATTCTTAAAAGTTTACAAGCTATTCCTACTCTTGCACCTTATGTTGCAGATAAATTACTTGAGACTAAAACGCAAATTTGGAACGAGTGCTTAACTTGGCTAGGAATTTCTAATACAAATTATCAGAAAAAAGAACGGTTAATTTCTGATGAAGTCAGTAGGAATATGGGCGGCACGGTTGCAAGTCGAAATAGTGGACTTGATATGAGAAAACAGGCTTGTGACGAAATCAATAGAATGTTTGGATTGAATGTTAGTGTTGAATTTAACGATGATATCAACGTAGAAGCAATTAATAAAAATGAAGATATTTATAATGCAGATAAGTTGGAGGTAAACGAAGATGAGTAAATACACCACAGAGTTGCGTTATATTTGTGAAACAGAAGCTGGATTAAGTGAAAGCGTAGGACAAACTAAAATTAAAGACGTTATTGCTAAAGCTATTCCTAAGATTTTCGATTTTGATTTTCCTATTTTTGATGAAAGCTATCGGAACGTTTTGGAAACGAAGATTTTAAAACATTACTATACTCGGGAGATTGGACTCGAAACTTATGGATTGTGGAAGTTAAAGCTTGACACGAAGTTAAACGAAATTATGCCTTTTTACAATCAGTTATATAAAAGTGCTTTATTAGAATTCAATCCGTTATATGAAGTTGATTATAGTAAAACAGGAAACAGAGATGCTAGCGGTACTAGAGATAATACGGAAAACAATAGTGAAACCTATGATGAAAGCACTGATACTAATGAAAGTCATGATGAAAGCACTACTAATTCTAACGATGGTACTTTGACTAAAGGTACTACAACTACAACAACTAATTATTTTTCTGATACACCTCAAGGTGCTATTAGTAATGTTATTGATGGAACTTACTTAACAAATGCTACTTATAATGTTGTTGGAAATACAGGTAGCGATAATACTTCTAATAGTGGTAGTATTGATTCTGAGGGTAGTTCTAAGAGTAAAAACGAAAAGGACGGCAGTCGAAAAGGGAGTAAGACGAGTAATAGTAACCTAACTGACACCGAAAGTTACCTTGAAAGTGTTAGAGGTAAAATGAGTAGTAAGAGTTATTCAGCTTTATTAATGGAATACAGAGAAACATTTATTAACATTGATATGATGCTGATTGAAGAGCTATCGGATTTATTTTTTGGTTTGTGGTAATATTAATGAAAGGCGGTAAATACTATGTATGATTTTACGAATGTAGACCCTGTAAAGTGTTGTGCTTGGCTTGTTCTTCCGACTGTTTATGATGAGAGTTTAAGCTATGGAGAACAGCTTAATAAATTCTGTAAAGCATTAAATGAACTGATTGAAAACAATAACAATCTTCCAGATTATGTTGCTGAAATGATTCGGAATTATATCACTAGCGGTGCTATTGATGAGGTTGTTAGAAATATTTTATCAAATTACATTTTAAATGTTAAATATCCACCGAAAGGAATTACACCAGCAGTTGGAGATGGTAGTGCGGATGATACTAATGCTATCCAAGGGTGTATTGATTATGCTTTTAATCAGGGCGGTGGATGTGTTTATTTTCCATATGGCAAATACCTCAGTAGAAGTTTAACGTTGAGAAGTGGTGTTAGTTTAGTTGGTTTTGACAGATATAGCACAAGGATTGTACAGAGAGGCGGAGACACAAAGCCGCTGGTGTCTGGCGGAAATGTTCAGAATGTGCAAATCACAAATTTAACATTAGACGGAAATAATGAGGTTCAGACGGATGATTTAGATGTTATTTATATATTAGGCTCTGATATTTTACTGTCTAATCTAATTGTTAAGTCAGGTTATCAGTGCTTAGACTATATTGGTAATAAAGGCACATTACAAGTTGATAATGTTGATTTTGGGAGTGCAGTAAAGAAAGTGGTTTTTATTGGTGGCACTGGTGTAGCTCAATTTACTAATGTAAAGTTCAATTCTATTGGTAAAGTAGAAAGTGAATGTATTATTGATGTAAACGGTAATAACGGTGTTTATAATTTTATTAGTACGGCTGAAGCACCTTTGTGTATTAATTGCTCTGGCGATAATAATTACTTTGACGCTACTATCATTAACTCTACACCTTACAAAGATATTGGCAAATTTAATAATTTTAATTTACACGGCAATGAAGTTGTAGAAAATTTAGCTAATGGTAAAAATAGTAAAATTGGTGGTAGTATTACAGAAAACATTAGTGGAAGTAAGACGGAAACGGTTGGAGCTGATAAAGTAGAGAACATTAGTGGCAGTAAGACTGAAACTATTACTAAGAACAAAACAGAAAATATCAATGGAAATAGAGAAATTGATATTAATGGTACTGATAGTGTGCATATTGATGGTGTTAGTTCAATTAATGCTGGTGGTACTAGGACGGAAATTTATGGTAATAGTAGAAATGTAGGTGTTACGGGTGTAAATATCGAAGAATATCATAATTCTATGACTGAAATTTTTGATAAAAAACATATTGTAAATGGTAGTGATGAAGCTAACACGTTTACAGGTAATGTAACAAATAAAGCTAATAAATTTAGTTTTACAAGTAACGAAAAAACATTACCGATTAATTTTCCAGATAAAAGTTTAGATTTATATAATCTTAAATTAACACCAGATTATTTATTTACACCTAGTAACACTGATAATATCGCTGACGAATTAAATGAACTTTTAAAAAGCACAAGTGTTTCACTATCATCTGGAAACTATACAATTACTAAACCAATATTAATACCCGTCGGAAGAACCCTCAATGGTAATAATTCAATTATTAATAAATCATTTACTGACTATGGTATTATTATCGGAAATGACCCTACTTTAGGCGATACAAATTATGCTATTACTGGAATATTTAATATTACTATTAATTGTAATAATGCTGGCTCTGGTGTATTGATAAATAGTAAGCGTTGTAACTTACAAAACATTAAAATTCGGAATAGCGTTATATCTGGAATTGATATTTTTAAACCGGACTACAGTGGAAGTCCTAGTGATTGTCAAATAAATAATGTGGACATTATCAAAGATGATGGAAACACTTATTCAAATTATGCTATGAGAATATATGGTTC